GAATGACAAGTTTTGAACTGCGATCTCGCCAACATAGTCAGCTGCGTTACCGAAGCTGGATGCTGTGTTGGTCAACTCAACGAAGCCATAACGTGTCATAAATGATACGACTGGTTCGAATGTTGATGGATCAAGAACAACGCCTGAGCTCATGAGCGGAATGTATGGGCAATAGAACGCAGCGGCATCAGCCTCTGAAGAACCTTTGTAGCCTACCAATACACTTGCTGTGTCAGCAGCATAGCTGTTTACAAACACACGCATTGCGCCATTCAATGTACCAGCAAACTTGGTGTTTGTAGGTGCTTCAAATGTGCCTTCTGTTGTGCGAGCAAAAGCTGAAGTTGTTGCAGATTGCAATACTGTCAAACTTGCTGGAGACACTACAACCCAGTTACCTGCGCCACGACGTGTGCGCTGAGCGATCAAGTTGGCAACACGGTTGATCAACACTGCCAAAGCGGCATGCTCATCACCAACAAATGTTGCTGTACCAGATACTGTAGCTTGGTTATATGTGAACTCTGTAGCAGCCAATGTGCTCAAGGATAATAAAATCTCTTGATCAATCTCAGCTGTGATCTCTTGGGCAAGAGCAGCCATGATTTCAGCTTCTACGTCAATGCCATGCATAGCTTGTGCATCTTGAGCAGATTCAAATGTCCAACGAGCTTGTAACTTGCGTGTCTTAGCTTCAACAGCTTGCTTCAAGATTTGTACGGAAATTTGCTTACCGCCTGTGCCTTCCATGGTCGCTGTGTTGTTACCTGTATAGCCAGTGGCTGTACTGGTACCCTGTGGTACTGTGGAGTACGCGGTAGCGATTGTGAATGGGCTCAAAGCTTCTTGACCAGCAGTAACGCTTGTGGCGGCTGCTGAATTGTCAGTTAAACTTTGTGCATAGCGAACACGTAATGTGTGGATTTGACCTACAGGACCTGTCATTGGTTGTACACCAACCAACTCGTTAGCGATAACAGTTGGCATTACACGACGGATCACTGGCAGAATCACACGGTTTAATGTAGCGATGTTACCAGATACTGTGGAACCAGAAGAAGCGTTCTCACGCAAATACTTCTTGGTATTTTCAAGGATTACACTCATAGAGTTACGCTTGGAACCGGATAAACCTTCCAAGAGTGCGTCTTTAGTTTCGTCCCAACGACCTTCTAATAATTCTTGTGACATTTAAGTCTCCTTTATTAATGTCTTGGATTACAGCCCTGCCAAACGCTTTAGATCGATCACGTTGCTGGTTTCATCAGCAACAGGATCTGCATCTGGACTGCGGGCAGATTTATCGCCAGTTGCTACACTTACGGTTTCTGTGATTACTTTACGGGCTTTCACAGTGCCTTCGGCGAGGACAGCTGGTAGATACTTTTCAAAAGCATTAGACAAACGACTTGTCTGTACGCTTTCAAGCAAGTTCTTCATGATCTCGCGCTTCTCTTCGTTGAGAGGTGCGAGCAATTCTTCCATAGCGTTGGTACGCTGGTTGGATTCCTTGATCATGCGGATCTCGCGTTCTTTGGATTCAACCAGAACTTTTGCTTTCTGGGTGAATTTGACGGCTTCAGACAACTTGGCATCCTTGGCAGCAATGATATCATGAAGCTTGCGGACTTCGGCTTTCTCATTGAGATGAGTAGCTCCAAATTCACTTGCGTATGCTTCAAAGATCCTGCGACCAAAATTGTTCTCGCGAGCAACTTGGATGTCTTCTTTGAGTTGGTTGAGTTCAGCCTTGAGATGCTGGCTAACAGCATTGGACATCTTGCGGGCACTTTCTGTTACGAAACGTGCTTTGAGTTGTTCCAATTTAGTGCGAGCTTCTGCCACTAAACGTACCTTGGTTTCCACCACGTCACGTTTGTCTTCGGCAAATTCTGTGATCTCGCGTGCAAGAGCTTGCATAACAAAGTTTTCTAATTTAGAAATGCCTTCGTTGTGTGTCTTGCGATCTTTGCGCAGTTCGCCAATTTCTTCGGCCAATTTGGTGATCATGAAGTTGTTGAACTTACTAGCATCTTCTTTGATCTTGGCTTGGAATTTGACACGGTCTTCAGCCAGTGCTTGCTTCTCAGCAGCAATAGTTTGAAGTTCTGTGCTCAGACCTTCTGTTACCATGCGATCCAGGGCTTCTACCATCACTTGTTTGTCATGTTCATAGCGTTGTGCAAACTCTTCGCGGAGTTCTGCACGTACCACTTCGCGAGCTTCATTTAACTTGGATTCCCAAGCCTCAGTAATTTCTTGCTGAGCTTCTTCGCTTAATAGTTCACTATCTAGTAACGGTTTAATAGCATCTTGCATGCTTATTTCTCCTAGATTTTGAGACCACGTATCAAGCGCATTACTTCGCTTTTTACGTATCTCTGTGCTTTGCCGCTCTTGGCTGGGTCCTTGAACATTTCCAACAGTCTAGCTCCGCCGGCATGATTTAACAGGCCTTCGTAGATTGCTGTAGGATATGCATTAGGAGCACTCGGCTGAGCGACCACATCTACAGTGACGATTTCAAAATCACTGACATGTCCGTTGCGGTCGTCGACATTACCTGATCCACGACTGCTAACACCTAGTTTCACACCTGACGTCAACATAGTTTTAACCAGTTCGCCCATCGGTGTAGGTAGTATCTTTAATGTTCCCATACCAGCAGGACCATCCATCCACATTTTTTCAATCATGTGGCTCACACGATCCAAATTGATTTTCAAGTCATCTGGGTGATCGACTTCGCCCAAAACACTATGACCAGTTTTAATTTGTTCGTTGACGGTGTCTACTGCCTTGGCTATTTCGTTGACAGGATATACCCGCTCGTTGGCATTTCTTACGCCGCCCTCAATACAGATACCCTTTAACTTCATGGTTTTCTGACCAGAGCCATCGGCGGCTTCCTCAAGCAAGACTTCCGCCTGTGCTTGAGTGAAGCTTAGATGTTCTTGTAGATATCGAGCCATATCTCTGAATTACACCTTAGGAAATGGAGTTGTTGTATTGACACCACTTGCTTGTGCTGTTACTGGCTTAGTGGCAGGAGACAATGTTTTATTACCGCCTACACTGTTTTGTACCTTGCCAATCAACTCACCTGTTTTTGGAGCCGGACGGCCTTGAGCTGTGTCGCCTGTCATTTTTACAGGACTAGCCATTGCACCTTTTGCACCCGAATTGTGCGGTACTATACTTTTGGTGTTGGCCCCGTTGTCGCCCATTTTAGCAGGAGCAACTTTGGCTAAACTAACAGCTTCCATCATACCCATTTCAATTTCTTCTTCTGAATCGGACTCTTCTTCGCCGTCCATGTCAAACTCGGCTGTTTCTGTGTCGTCCATTTCTAGATCGTCACCGCCCATTTCGTCGCCCACAGCATCATCTCCGTTGTCGCCCATAATGGCTTCAAATTCGGCCATGAGTTCGTCCAGCTTGTCTTCGAGATCAACTACACGATCTTCTAGGCCTTCTTCGCCTTCGCCTTCTTGCATTTCCATGCCTTCTTCTTCGGCGTTAACTGTGTCCATGATTTCTTCTTCGTCAGCCATCATGTTTTCGTCAAGTTCTTCTTCGTTTTCGTCGAGTTCCTCGTCTTCACCTTCGTGCATGCGCTCTTTGCGATCTTTTTTGTCGTCGTACTCGATGTCCTTGGTGACTTTTTCGCCGGCTTTTTCAGCTTTTGCGTCTTCTTTGTCAGTGGACTCGGCTTCGTCTAACTCTTCCTCTTCTTCTTCAGTCATGAGGGTTTCGTAGATTTCACGTGACTTTTCTACCACGATATCGTGGAAAAGTTCTTTGGCTTTCGCCTCTTCATCATTGATCACATATTCGATCAACTGTTCAAATTTCGATGTCATATTATCTCCTTCATAGGTTATGGCTCGTGATAATATTTACATATTATCTCAAATATTGGTAGTTTTGAGGTGGAAAACTGGTAGTTTTATTACAAGGATGTTACAGTGCAGGTGCCGCAGGTGGTGGTGCGTACTGCTTCTTGATGTCTTTGAGTTTTTCTTTGTACTCGTAGCTGCGCACATCGTTCATCTGGCGCAGTTTGTTCAACTGTCTCAGTGTCAGGCGTGTCTTGCGCAGGTTGCCCAGTCTGGGCTGGCTGTTGTCTTGACTTACGTCTTGATAAGCTTCAGGACTGCGCTCGTAGATTTCGTTTAGGATCATGCTGTATTTATTACAGGCCAGGAACGCCAGCTGGTGCTGGTGCTCCGGCAGTGCCTGCTGTGCCCGGTGCTGTGGACGGTGCTCCGGGCATTTCTGCTCCGGGTTCGCCGCCCATTTCAGCTCCAGCCAGTTCTTGTCCAGTGGTAATATCGCTTTCTAAGCCAGCTGGGGTGATTCCAATGGCACGTAGATCTTGACCTTGTGTGGTTTCTAATTCGGGCTCGTCGCGCTCTTCTTTCCACATTTGTTCGTTTTCCACAATCTCTTCTTCGGACAGACCCAGGAAGCGTTTCATCATAAAACGCTTGCTCATGTATGGCAACGGTTCCAAACTGGTAAAAGCCTGTATGCGGCTGGTATCTAACTCAGCTTGGCGATAGCTGGCAAAGTTCTGTGGTTCGCACAGCTTGATTGTAAACAGACCAGCATCAATGTTGAAACCTCTCCAACGCAGGAACATTTTGAACTCGTCGTCTAGCTTTTCCATGATCAAGCCTTGTAGACGCTCGCAGTACTGGTTGAAACGATATTCTTGTATGAGTGCTGTGCCTACTCGACCGTCGTTCATGGCACGATCTGAGTCGTCTGGTCCTGTGGGCAAGTAACTGCTGGGCACACGCAGACCGCGGGCCATTTTGTTGTTGAAGTATTTTAAGTCGTC